GCCAAAACTTTTGCACCACCATTGTTATCTATAAGAGCGTAATCAAATCCTGAAAATAAACATTCCATTGAAACAAACCATTTGCTATCTTCTATTTCTGCAATGATTTGTTGCATTCTTTCTCTATTTTCTTCGCCTGTCCAGCTGTTATATAAAACAGCTTGTGTGATAATATCAAACTCTTCAGGCATACTTGCATCGTCAGCAACAGCTTTGCCGTCTTTTGTTAAGACATAACTTCCTGTTATATGACCAATGATATCATTTTCATCGTGCATGAAATTAAATTGTTTATCTTCTGGTGTATTTCTAGCATCCCAAGTCGCTTGTGCTAAAAACACATCATCATTTTTATTCCACCCAGTAGATACTAATACTGATTCTATGTAATAGAGATCTACTTGGTTTTTATTCTGGGCAACAACATGCTGAATAGTTTCTTCATTTTTTGTAGCAAGAAATTCAGAGGGGGTTGTCCAAAGACCTTTATGAATACTAGCTGGAGAACAATAAGCGACAGATGCTTGAGTCTTAACTAACTCAGCAATACCGTCGTTAATTTCTTTTTGATAAACCTGTATATTCATGTAATTTTACCTCAGAAGATTATACACAAAAAAAATTTAAAATTGAAAAAAGCATTAAAATTGCTCTAATATATACTCTACAAACGCCCCTATAACCTTCTTTTTGTATAAATTAATAGGAAGTTCAGATGCTAAAATTTTATTTTCATGTAATTTTTGTTTAAACTCGACAGGGGTTTGATTGTTAGATGTAATAGCTTTAGCTACTGATACTTCATCTATATTTTGCATGATCTCTAAACTAGATAATGCTTGTATTTTAATGTTCTCTAGGTCACAGATTTCACTTTTTGTTAATTGCCTCAAATTTTGCTTATTATTTATTGATAGATATGCTTTATTAACAACTTCTGATACTGTATCAAACGCTTCGCTTGCCCATGATACTATTTCAGCTACTCCAGGTTTAGATCTTGGAGTATCTACGCGAGGTTTTCGTGGAGATTGGTCTTTCTTTAATGGAGGTCTTCCGTTTTTATTTTGAGGAGGTTTTGCGGATTGTTGAGGAGGTCCAGCTGGCTGTTTAGCTTTTTGCAACTTCTCGTTAATTTTACCTTGTTTATCTATTTTTTCAAGTTCCTGTTTATGATTAGCATTATGAAATGGGCCAGCTTTATCTGGATAAGCATCATCTTCTCGCTCTTTTTGCTCTCTTTTAAGACGCATTTTTTCTACTGATGGTATTTCTTTAAATCTTTCTAGAATAGTTTCATGGCTAATAATATCTCTATCAGCTAATTGTATTAATAATTGTTTTTCAGAAGATTCATCAGAAAGGCTCATTTGGTCAAAAGTAACATGGGCTGGTTTTCTAAAGCCCATAGCTTTTCTAATATATTCAATTTCAGCTTCCCAAAATTTAGTTAGCTGATCTCTTCCATATTGCAATCTTTCAACTAATGTTTTTAATGAGATAAAGTTATTAGTGAAACCGCCACTTTGACCAGCCATGCCGGTTAGTGTGGGAGGAACGCCAAGACCGGCATAAATACTATTTAAAACAGATATATATTTTTCAGAGCCTAAGAATTTGTAAACTTGACTATTTGACTCTGTGTATTTTAATTCTGGACCCCAAACTAACTCCATTGTGCCTCCGCCAACGTTGCTAGCCAGAATATTTCTTAATTTATTTATAGCAGCTTTATTTGGAAGAATCTTATGCTCTAAACTTCCAAGTGTCCATAGTCTAATATTAGAGATTGCGCCATCTAGAGCTGAAAGATCAGCAAGTCTCATCTTCTCTAACATTATAATATCATCTAGAATAGCGTATGTAAGCGGGTGCGCCCATTGTTGCCAATCGTCTTTTTTATAATAGAAAACGCTTAATCTATCTGGCTCCAATGTGATTGTCTTTTTACCTTCTTTTATAGCTTGTTTAACATTTGGTGGTAAACTTTCCATTAATTTTGCTGGAACACCACCGTCTTTAAAATTATCGAAAAATGTATTTGCATTCAATTCATAATTTCTAATACCTAAGAAGAGATTGACATCTCCATTCTTATATTCAACATTGAGTGGATTTAAGAAATTATATCTCCATGGAACAAGACTATCTTGTACGTCGGGAATTTCTAATGTGATATCACTAGCTAACGATTTAATATATGTATTAATTTCTGGACTTATATTTGCATAGCTTTTGTAAACAAATACTTGACCAGTTCTATATAGATTATTGAGAAATCGTTCTGATCTCTCTTTACCATTGCATTTTTTAAACCATTGTTGATAGAACTTTTCTACGCTTTTGTTTTCATGTACAATGCTTATGCCTTGAGATCCAAAATCGCCCATAAGATCTATTATGTTTCGCACTATACCAACTTTGTCATATGCGTCCATGCACATTTTGATAATACGTTTTGATCTCTTTGGGATTTCTTCTTCTGGTCTAAATGCGTAATAATCGTTAGATGTAAAACTTGGTCTAACAGATCTGCTTGGCTCAATATCAAGATAGTCTCTATGATAACCTTTTGATACACCTTCATATGCTTCTTGAGCGCTAGAGAATTCCTGAAAAGCTTTAGATTTGCCGGTGGCATCTCCATCGTTCCAGGTTATTAGTGAATCTTGGTTTGGGTTATTCATTTTGATTCCTGTAAGGTTAATTCAAATGGATTTAGAATGGTTACTATATTATACACAATAAATGAGATAATTAGTAAATATCCTGCATAGTTTCAGTGAACCAATTTGGACCAGTATACAATTCACCTTTTTTATCTGTTTTTTCCAAAGTAGCAAACCCCCCATAGAAGTTATATACGCTAGCTTCTGGCAATCTAGCTAAAGTTCTAGCGGCCATATTGCACATTAATAATGCAGAGTAGCGGTCTTTTCTGAGTTTACCTTTTTTACCAGTACCTATTACAGTTTCTGGTGTATCCCATTTATCTCTACCAGTAGCTGTTTGAGTTATCTGAATCATAGCTAATTCATCTTTAAGATCTTCTATTTCCATGACACATTGTTCTAGAGTGTCATACATTCTACCCTTCAAGTTGTCTTCTATTTCTGAAAGACCTAGAGTTATCGCATCAAACATTGGAAAAAGTAATACTTTATCTTCAAAGTCTTTTCTCATTCCGTGATTAGCTTCGGCTAGCCATTCGTATTTAGAAAATTGGCACATTTCAAGAATATGCAAACCTCTTTGATCATCCGTATCTTTTGGTTTTTCGTCATCGATTGTGGGCCAAATTGGCAATTCATCACTTTGAATTTTATCTTGATCATGCAATGATTCCATAACGGCTATACCGCCACCACCAGCGTCCATAGCTATATGAATGCATGGGAATATCTTCATAAGATCTCTAATTTTTCGAGCGCAATATGCATAGAAATCACTTTCGCTAGAATAACCGCTCTTTACTTTTTCTTTATGCTGTTCTCTATTTGTTGTCCAGCAATATACAATTCTTCTATGGTCTTTATTAACTTCTATAACAACTATACTAAAATTATCTACTTCAGACGCTGGGTCAACACCAAATATATACTTTTTATTCATATCTCCTCTAAGCTGAGCATGAAAGCAGATATCTTTGCCATCGCTGTCTTTAATAGCATTTAAATCATTAGCCACGCAACCTTCAATCAATGTTCGCTTAAAGAAGCCCTGAGAATCGCGCGTAAAACACGCTCCAAACTCCATCTGATAAATACCACTATGAACTGTTGCCTTTGATCTAGCGACCTGTGAGGCGTCCATAAAGCCCTCTGGAAGAAGCTCATAGGGAATACGTATAATTGAATAGTCTCGCCAGTTGAAATCCTTTGGCGGATCTTCTCCAAATATATCTCTTAGTTTACTTATCTTGCCCTGACTTTTGATAATTGATTTCCATTTTTTCCAGTATTCAGCAAAATGATTAAAATCATAATATGCAGTACCACTCAATATAATTTGATTATCTTTTTTATCTATAATAGCGTCGTTATCGTCTAGTAAATCTATGCCAAGCTCTAGCGCTTTTTTCTTTGATGCTATTTTTTTAACATTTTCGATAGGGTCAGAGCTAACAGCAGCGAAGCCAGCAACCACAGTCTCAAAAATGTCTCGCGGTATACTAGCAAATTCATCAGAAATAATATC